ACACCTGCATTAGAGGAACTTGGAGCAGAAGCTACTGATCCATATCTTTCAAGAAATGAATTTAAACCAGGTTTTTATGATCAACCAGATAAACGTCCTGTAACTGCAGAGACAATGTATGGTACTGGAACTACAAGACAACTTGATGAAAGTATAATGTCACCTGATGATTCTATGTTAGTAGAATATAAACAAAAGGGTGGATCAGTTACAGTTAAAACTAAACTTGGTAAAACTAAAGCAACTAAATTATACTAATGGATAAGTTAAAAGAACTTAAACAAAAAGCAAAAGACTATAAAGCTTTTAAAACTGAAAAAAAATTTTATCAAGAAGACGAAGAAAATTTTTATAAAGAAAGAGAAAAAGAAATTGAAAGAAAACAATTTGAAAATTTTAAAGAAAGAACCTACGGCGTAGAAGCTAAGGGTGGTGGTTTTATTGCTAAAGGTTGTGGCAAAGTAATGAGTGGCAGAAGAAAAGTCACTAAGATGTATTAGGATATATTATGGCTTTAATGAATTCTTTAGTTAGAAAATTACTTAATCAATTTAAAGGTAGGACAGCTATGTCTACTAATACTAATTTAAATTCTTCACCTAGACAAGTAAACATTAATGAACCTAGAGCTACAAAGTTTTCAGATGCATCAGCAAAAGGAGAATCTTCACCAAGATTTTTTGCTTTGCAAAAAGGCGGATCTGTGATAGCTAGGGGTAATAAGTTAGCAAAGAGTAAGCCAACAAAATTATATTAATATGGCAATTGAAGATAACAATCCAATAGGAGAAATAGATCCATCTATTGTACAAACAGATATGTCTGTACCTGCAGAACCTGTTGATGTTCAAATAGAAGGACAAGAACCTTTAATTGAGGAACAACCTGAAGAAGATTTCTATACTAATCTTGCAGAAGATATGGATGATAGAATGTTGGGTAAGATTGCCTATACATTAATAAGCGATTACAAAAGAGATAAAGAATCTAGACAAGACTGGGAACAGGGTTATGTTAGTGGTTTAGATTTATTAGGATTTAGATACAGAGATCAAACAAGACCTTTTCAAGGAGCATCAGGAGTAACTCATCCATTACTTGCAGAAGCGGTTACACAATTTCAATCACAAGCTTATAAAGAATTATTACCAGCACAAGGACCCGTTAGAACACAGGTTATAGGAGAAGATAATCAAGAAGTTGAGAATCAAGCAAAACGTGTAGAAGACTTCATGAACTATATGTTAATGGATAAAATGGAAGAGTACACACCAGAGTTTGATCAATTATTATTTTATTTACCACTTGCAGGTTCTGCATTTAAAAAGATTTACTACGATGAGATGATGGGCCGTGCAGTATCTAAATTTGTACCAGCAGAAGATTTAGTGGTTCCATACTATGCAACTGATTTAAAAGAGTGTGAAAGAATTACTCACATGATTAAAATGTCAGAGAATGACATTCGTAAGAAACAAGAAGCAGGTTTCTATAGAGATATAGAACTACAAGAAACAAATCCTAATGAGAGTGATATTAAAAAGAAATATAACGAATTAGAAGGAACTAGCTCACCAGGAAATAATATAGATTATCAGTTTAATATTTTAGAAATGCATGTTGATTTAGATTTAGAAGAATTTGAAAAGACATCTAATGATAAAAGTAAAAATATTAAAATTCCTTACATTGTAACTATTGATGAAGGTTCACAAAAAGTTTTATCTATATACAGAAACTATGATGAGAAGGATCCATTAAAAATTAGAAAAGATTACTTTGTACATTTTAAATTCTTACCGGGTTTAGGATTCTATGGATTTGGTTTAATACATATGATTGGTGGATTATCTAGATCTGCTACTCAAGCGTTAAGACAATTATTAGATGCAGGTACATTAGCTAATTTACCAGCTGGATTTAAAGCAAGAGGTTTAAGAATTAGAGATGATGATCAACCCTTTCAACCAGGTGAGTTTAGAGATGTAGATGCACCGGGTGGAAATATTAAAGATCAATTTCAATTACTTCCATTTAAAGAGCCAAGCACAGTCCTTTATCAATTAATGGGTTATTGTGTAGAAGCAGGACAACGTTTTGCATCTATTGCAGATATACAAGTTGGTGATGGTAACCAACAAGCAGCAGTTGGAACTACTATTGCATTATTAGAAAGAGGCTCAAGAGTAATGTCGGCTATTCATAAACGATGTTATTATTCTATGAGAACTGAATTTAGATTGTTACATAAAATATTTGCAACGTACTTACCTCCTGTATATCCATATGCAGTATATGGTGGAGATCGTTTTGTAAAACTTACAGACTTTGATGACAGAGTAGATGTTATTCCAGTTGCAGATCCAAATGTATTTTCTTTAGCACAAAGAGTAACTCTTGCTAATGAAACATTAAAGATTGCAATGTCAGCACCAGAGATACATGATATTAGAGAAGCTTACAGAAGAGTTTATAATGCGTTAGGAACTCAGAACATAGAAGATTTATTAAAGCCGGAAGAACCTAAGTTTCCAAAAGATCCAGCTATTGAAAATATGGAAGCACTACAAATGAAAATACCAAAAGCATTTCCTACACAAGAGCATGATGCACATATAACAGCACACTCATTATTTATTAAAACAAGAATGGTACAAATTAATCCTGCGGTATATGCATTGTTACAAGGTCATATCTCAGAACACATTTCACAAAAATCTTCACAAGAAGTTGTAGAGGCTATGGCTATGAACCCAGAAGATATAATGCTTTCAAAAACAAATCCACAAATGTTTACGGTTAAAATGAATGGAGCAATTGCTCAACGAACTGTAGAACTTACTGCACAGTTACAAGCTGCAGAAGCTAGTGGTGAACAGAAAGTAGATCCATTAGTTGCTCTTAAACAAAGAGAGTTAGATCTTAGAGCGATGGACTTACAAATTAAACAAACTAATATTGCTACAGACAATGCTTTAAATGCTTCTCAGTTTAAAGTAGATACTTTAATGACTCAACAAGAACTTGAAATTAAAGATAGACAATCTAATGATAGATTAAATATTGCTAAAGAAAAAATTCAATTGGCTAGAGAGAAACAAAGAAAATAATGAAAAAAGAACCTAGACTTGGTAAAAGATTTGGGCCACCTCCTTTAAAAGGACCTATGCCACAAATACCACCAGTAGATAAAAATTTAAAAAAATTATAATATGTTACAAATGTTAGGAGCAGTTGCACCATTAGCTAAAATCTTATTTAATACTATTGAGAAATCAGTTCCAGATAAAGATTTACAAGCAAAGTTAAAAGCAGAATTACAAACACAGTTACTACAATCTAATACACAAGAACTTCAAGCGGCTGCTAGAATTGTAGAAGCAGAAGCTAAAGCTGGATGGTTTGCATCAAGCTGGAGACCTTTATTAATGTACGTATTAATATTTATATTAATATGGAATTATGTATTAGGACCAGTAATCTTATTTTTTTTTAAAGCTTCTATTACTATAACTCTTCCAGGTGATGTTTGGACACTTCTTCAAATTGGCCTTGGAGGGTATGTCGTAGGGCGCAGCGCGGAATCAGTTGCACGAACGATGGCTAATAAACCACAACCAAAAGAACAGGAGAACGGATAATGATAGAAAGATTAAAAGATTTAATTGCGAATAATTTTATCGCTAAAAAAATTCAAGAAAAAAATAATATTCTATTAAGAAGTCGTAAAGAAGTAGAAATAAATGGTAATGGAACTTCTGGATACACATTAAAAGAAGGCGAACATAAGGGTACTGTTTTAGGCCATATTATTAGAGAAAAAAAAGTTATTGAATAGTGAAATATTTGATTATTTTATTATTGCTTTATTCTTGCAATAAAGTAGATTCTGAACAAATTAATATTCCAACAGTTAAAATAGAAAAAAAATTTTAAATGATTCGTGGAGACAGCCAAGATTACAATTTATTAGATAATTGGATAAGAAGTTTAAAATTAAAATCTGATAACGTTTTAACTTGTGAAATAGGAGTTCGTGAGGGACTTGGTTCTAAAATTATAATGGACGGCATGAGACCAAACCGTCTCAAAAACTATACTCACATTGGAGTAGATCCTTATGGAAATTTAAACTACCAGCATTACGATAATTCTCCTTCATATACTGCTGATTACACGAATGAAATGCGATTACAATTAGAAAAAGATTTATCTGATTACAAAGAATTTAAATTATATCATATGACAGATAGAGAATTTATGCGACGCTATCCAGAATACAATCCATTTATATTTGTTCATTTTGACGGTCCTCACATGACAAAAGACGTGTTGAATGAGGCTGTATTTTTTGCTGAACGTAGTATTATTAATTCAAGATTTGTTTTTGACGATTACCAAAAATTTGATATGGATGCAGTATCTAAATGTTTAAAATATTATGATTTTGAAACATTAGATAAAGGTGAAAATAAAATATGCCTAGAAAGAAAAAAATAATAATTAACGATTATATGCAACATTGGATAGAATCTACCGAAACTGGTCATATAATTAAAATAGTTGACGGAAAGGACAATACTTGGAATATAGTGTGTAATTGGAAGAAATATAGAAGAAAAGGTAGATTTACTAAGCTTTAATATGGATTATGATACTTTAAGATTTATTCAAAAAAGAATAAAAGAGAAGAGATTACTATTGTGTGATAAAATTATCATAGGTGTTGACAATTTTACCACATATCAATATATAATAGGGCAAATCAGATCACTCGATGATCTGCTACAAGACCTAACGGACTTGTTAAAAAAACAGGAGCTAAATGACGACGACAACGCCTCAGGCGCCCGAGACTGATTCGAAAGAAAACGGTCTCCTAAATGCATATAAGACCAAAGAAGAGATAGAAAAACTCTATCTTGATTCATCATCTCTTGATGAAAAAATAATTGAAAAATTACCTACACCTACAGGTTGGAGAATACTTGTTCTTCCATACTCTGGTCCACAAAAAACTAAAGGTGGGATAATTTATTCTGATGTAACACAATCAACGATTCAACAAACCACTGTTGTAGGTTTGGTTTTAAAAATGGGACCTCTTTGTTATAGAGACAGAGAAAAGTTTCCATTAGGTTCGTGGTGCAAAGAAAATCAATGGATTATTTTTGGTAGATATGCAGGCAGCCGTTTTAAAATAGATGGCGGAGAAGTCCGAATTTTAAACGATGATGAAATCATCGCAACAATCAATAATCCAGAGGATATATTGCACACATACTGAGGATAAAAAGGAGCTAAAATGTCAGAAACTGAAATAATAAAACCAAGTCAAAAAACTGTTGAGTTAGATACCGACGGTTATGAAGATAAAGATGTAGTTGTCCAAGAAAGTAAAAAAGAAAACGGACAAGTTAAAATAATTAACGAAGAAGTTATTCCTGAGGGTACAGTTGTTAATCAACACAAGGACGACAAAGTTGAAATACAAGTACAAGAGGAAACTGAAAAAACAAATACTTCAGAGTCAAATGATTCTAAGCCTCAATCAAAATCAGATGATCTTGCATCATATTCAAAGGATGTAAGATTAAGAATTAATGAACTTACAGGTAAAATGCGAGAAGCTCAAAGACGAGAAAGAGCTGCATTACAATATGCCAAAGGTTTACAAAAACAAGTTGAGGAAGTTAAAGTAAGATTTCCAAAAATAGAAGAAAGTTATCTAAAAGAATTTGAAGCTAGAGTAGAATCTGATCAAGTTCAAGCAACAAGAGAACTT